TCCGTGCAGTAGCATGCACTCTGCGCCCGATTTATAGAGTTCGAAAAACCTTTGCTGATTGGTGGTAAGTGCCTGAAATGTAGCCATGTCATTCAGTGTAAGTTTTAGACGTTGGCTGGACTCGGATTTTAAAGTAATAGCTGGTTCGGGTGCGAGTTCTAGTCTGACCGCCGTTGATTTCTTTGCCATGTTTGCCCTTTTCGATCTTGCTGGTTTCGTGGACATCATGTAAGAAGAAGAAACCCCAGACGTACGGGGATCAATCCGCAGAGGTCTGGGGCGTGTTTTTCTTTTTCTGTTCGTCAAAGTGACATTACCATTTTGAATTTAAGTTTGATCCGCTCCCATTGGCGGCATGAATTCGTTGCAGTACTTCTTTGAATCCTCCATCAATCTTTCGCAGTCCGAGTCTGACTGGATCGCCCATGCTGGGAGCACCGCCAATGGTCTTGATGACTGTTCCCTGTTCCTGGCAACTGGGGCAGGGCTCGGTGGTAGGTAGGTGCATGTCAGCAATGCGCTGCATCCGCTCAAAATCGTGACTGCATCGGTCACATCGGTAGGTATAGGTTGGCATACGGTTATTTATGTGGATAATTTTTCAATGAGCCGGTCTCGGGCCAGATTTTTTGCCTTACTTTCACATTGAATATCAAAGTCAGGCGCAAAGCTCAGAGCCCAGTCATTGACTGCTTCGTTCCAATAGTAGTCGCTGTGCGCACGCAGATTGCCACGTTTGACACCGGACTGCATCAGGGCCGCAAGGTCGGGACGGGTATGTGTATCATGACCAACCAGCACGTCTTCTCGGCTAATGCTATAGTGCATGGCAGGTCGTTCGCCGCGCCAGCTGTCTATCACTCTTTTTACCCGATCGTCCGTGGGCTCGATGTATTCGCCGGTGCGTACCCAGTGATGGTGAATGTCTAGAACCAGAGCAACGTCGTCCTGCAGTTCCAGGCTGGCGTCCAGGCCATGCTTGGTTTCGTCGTTTTCGATGGTAATGCAGTTACGAGCCTCGGTGCTGAGCTGACCCAGTATGTCTTTGATACCCTGCGCGCCACGCTGTCCGCTGATGTGAACATTGATCTTAAAGTCCTGGAACCGCTGACCATAGCCCATCCAGCGAGCCATGTCTGCATGATATTCAAACTCCTCTAGACTACGCTGAACAATACGATCATGATGACTGGCCAATACACAAAACTGACCAGGATGAAAACTGAGACGAACACCAGCGCTTCTAGCACGACTTCCAACTGCGGCGAAATGCTTTTCGGCATATGCCCGGACATCAGCCTGGCGCCAAAAGTAGCTCCAAGTAGACTCAGTATAAACTGGAAGAATATCGCTGCCAAGGCGTACCATGCGACGTCGCTCATCTAATCCACCCACCCTTTCAATCAATCTATCAATGCTGGAAATATTGTGCACCATCAGATCCCAGAGCCGTTGTTCGGCCACGCTGCGTTCCTGCCGGTTAAGCCAGGCCACAGTGGTAACTCGGGTGTTCAGAGCGCGGGCTTCATCATCTTTGTGAAAGCCATCGATTTGCTCCGGCGTATCGATCCATTTGCAACAAAAACCAATTTTCATGATATACTTTCATAGTAAATATAGACAATTATAGCACAACTTACATCTGCTGTCGAATGTTTATGTGCTGTATAGTACCAAGAATATGCAGAGCCAGCCGACGAGCTCGGCTTGAAAGTAGTTGATTGACACTAGCCTGGCGTAGGCAATACTCCACACTCTCCGCATCCATAGACTGAAGTAGATCTTCTGTAGCTCTACCCATATTGATGCCATGTAGATTGATTGCTGCAATTGTAAGTTCAATTTCTTCATCGGTGTACAGACTTATAACCGTACTTTGTTGAATACGGGGTTTGCGGGGAAATACAAGTATGTCGGCCATACCAGTATTTATTGGCTATCATCGTTTATGGACTCGCAGAATTTTAACCTGGTCCTGGGGCGCCAGATAGCAGCGGGCAGCAATGGTCTTGCGCCCCGTTGCTGGATCTTCAAAGCTAGTAGTCTCCATGAGATCCTGATCCAGCATGGCTGTGGCTAACTGAGTAGCCAGTTTATGGCGAATCAATTTTCGCCATTCTTGGTCGTTCAGAAGAAGCTCGTTGACAGCGTCAACCGTCATCTTGACTGTCAGCATTCGACCACCAATGGTATAGTCTTGGCTATTAAACTCTATTTCAGGATCAAAAAGATCTGGAGTTGTCAGACCCAATACTCCGGGCATTGTACTCATCGACACGTTCTCACTTCTGCGTCGGGCGCGTCCCAGCAGGCATTGCGATACTTGTAGACAAAGTCGCACAAACCATCGTAGCTGCCCCAGCCGTTTTCTGGGTTGAGTTGTTTGAAACGATCTGGATCAGACAAAAGAATATTCCAGCCTTCGTCCAGTAGTTCGGAGATGTCACGGGCAAAGTACAGACCGTGCTCGTCGGGACGCCACAGAACCTGGTACAGGGTCTTGCCATTGCTGAGTAGCACGGCTTCGGCCATCTTGCCCAGGTTGTGAGTAATGTTGGCGCTATACACCGAGCAGGGCTGAGTGACCATGAGATCAACATCAAGGCTCATCGTTTTTCTCCAACTCTTTCCACTTGGCCAGCAGGGCGGTCATTTCTTTTTCATGCTCTTTGCCAACTTCGGGATCATAGTCTTCGATGAAATATGCCACATACTGCAGAGCCTCGGTGGCTTCTTCCGTACTACAACCATAGACACCGACAATTTCTTCTGCAGTAATGGTCAGCGCATCTTCATAATCAATGTCAATGCAGTGATCCATGTCATACCACAGACTCAGTTTACCATTGACATTGTAGAAGCTGTACCAGCTGCTGTTACTCCAACGACTATAACTCATGTCAACACTCCAGGTCTATGTTCTGGCCCTTGTCTAGGCCCAAGCGAATATTGCGTGCAATTCTTTCTGCAACAATCCTATCAAAGTTTCGTTTCTCAACTAGCTTGCGATAATCGTCTTCTCGACGCTCCTGTTGTTGATTTCTCTGCAGGCGATCCAGCTCCTGATTACGAGCAGCAATTCTAGATACATTCATTTTACTGCCTTGGCTGCGTCCGCTACATTTTTGTCGTCACGGAACTCGATAAACACTGGCAAGAACAGACTCTCTACGTCAGAATTTTTGTCCTTGATGCGGGCATTGTATTTGATGGCGACGATTCTACCAACACTGTTCCCTGCAGTAATGCTATTGCGATCATGATCGCTAAAACCCGTACCAACATTGACTCGGATACCACCACAAGCAGACTCAAGCACCAAAGCACCAAGACGACCCACATTTTTTCCTGTCCCTTCTTCCCAATCAACGACCTTTAGATCGCATTCCAGCTCGCCCTTGAACTTAATCAGGCTCTTGCTGCGCTTATTTTCCCAGATGCCATCACGCGTCTTGAGAATGATACCTTCCTGACCCTGAGCCAGAAACTTGTTGAACAATGTCTGAGCTTCCTGCAGGCTATCCACCTGCTTGCTGTAGACCATGTCTACATAATGTCCCAGATGGGCTTGTGCACCCTTCATGTCACTGATGGCATTGCACAACTTGGCAAGCCTGATGTGATAGAGTTCATTTTCTCGGCCAGCCTGGAAACCATCTAGGCAAACTGCATCCCAGAGAGTAGCCCGTACATTCACGGCTTCTTGCACACTCATGGTACCTTTGACTGCCTTGTTCAAGATGCCATTGCCGGTCTTGCGATCACAGATCTTGCCATTCTCATCCACCACAACCAGCTCACCATCAAACACCATGTCTAGGCCATAGAACTTGGCCATGTGAATAAAGGGCAGGCGAATGCTGGGATCGGGAATGTCTACTTCTTTGCCATTGCGGCTTCGGAATTCGCAGACACCATTCTTCACCACGGCATTGAAACGCATGCCATCCATTTTAAGCTGGGCAATGGCCGGAAACTTGACCCGGTCCACCAACTTCTGGTCATAGGCACTGGCCAGCATGCAGGGATATTCCGGAATCAGACCAGGCCAGATTTTGTTGACTGTGGCATCGCTCACACCACACTTCAGGTCCTTGGCAATGATGCGTTCAATGACCTGGGCATCAGACGCACTTACTCCACTAAGAACCAATCTCAGATGGTCAATGCCAGCATTGCCAGTAAGAGTGCGACTGCTGAGTAACCTGAGGCGAAGTATGGCCGAGTGCAAAGGATCCTGCTTTTTAGCATCCACGGTAACATAGTCAGGGATCTTACGGATATAGAATTGAGTAAATGGATCCAGCGCCAGCCGGATTACATCCTTGAGCAGCTGATTGTCAACATTGGACTTCAGGATTGCCTCCTTGGCCAGCCGACTATTGTCAGCACCCAGAGCGGTCAAAATACCCATAATATCGTTCACATTAGACTCCTGAAATGATTGTGCTTGTATTATAGCAGATTTTTAACCAGTTGTCAAGCATTTTTTCCCAGCGCATGACTATAACGATGGGCACGCACTTCACAGGCAAACCGAGCCTGCAGTTCTTGGGTACGAGTTTCTACCTCTTGTTGGGTTTTGGCGATACCCGCTCCCTGCCAGCTGTGCGATCGTCCCAGACTATCCTTGCGGGCATACTCCAGTATCCAAAATACACGGTCATCGAACATCATGGAGCCGCCGTGGTATTGGTAATGTTCTCGTACAGCAATTCGAATTGCTCGTGCTCGGCAACTTCTTCGCTGTAATTACGACGATGGTAGACCTTGGCCATGCGGCGAAAAATCTTCTTGTCTAATTCATATTGCTTGCAGATTGTGTCAATGGTGTCTTTGACCAGATCTCGTTCAGCTTCAACCCTGGTTAGGCTGTTGCTGATTTCCTGCATCGCTGACTCGATCTTTTTTCGATCCACTGGATTGCTTGGTACGTTCATTTCGCTTTTCCTCTGATAATACTAGTTGACGATATTCATGATAATCTTGTATGGGCCAGAAAAATTGTACTGTGCGCCAATACCTGCTGAAGATGTTGTTCATGACAACAATGCCTGCAGTAATTACAATCAGCCCTAACATGAATAATATAGAGCCAACGAAAAATACAGCTGCCTGATCTAAGCTCATGTTGTCTCCAGGTCGGGTTGATTGCGATTTTTCTTCTCGCGGGGGCGAACCTCGCTGGCCAACTGAGCCTGGATCATCATGCGCTTGCGCTCACCACGTCGATGTGGATCATGCTCACTGGCAAAGGTATATTTTAAATACTTCTTCATTTTAAAAGTAGCGGTGGGTTTTGGCATCAATTTCTCCTCATAGTGCTGATGTCTTTGGCTTCTTGATCACTGAAAATTGGTACCATGTTGCTTTTGTGCATGGTGCCAACGCCCAGCATCTTGTCGCCGGTATAAATCTTGGTCTGAACCGGCGCGGTACTACCTCCGCCAGTATCCACACTCTTGTACTTCTTGGTACTGCGGTCCTCGGGCACGGTGAGCCGATACACCGAGCTCAAGTCTTGCCGTTGTGTCTTGAAAGTCTTGACTGGGGCGTGCTTGGCCAGCAGTTGCTGCCAGCCTTCGTCTAGATCACGAGCCCGCTGTGCTTCAGTGGCATTGCGGAATTTTCGTTTGCCACGCTTTTTGCCAGTCGTGGAATACATGGGAGGCATCAGATGCATGGTCATGATTATTTGCGCCCTATGGTGGTATTGATAAAGGCATGCAGCACTACAACCGCCACCCAACTTTGGAAATCATAGGCAATGGTCAGACCAAACAAATAGTTCAGGGACCAGACAACGCACAATGGACCAAATATGGCAACCAGTAACAGGAATATCACAAAGGCAATAATGGTGCCGGTCTTGGGCTTAAAATTCAAGTCAATCATTCAATGATCCTTTACTGACAGGCCTGCTGATATGCCACAATCTGTCCCCATTGATTGTAGATGGGCTGTGACCAGCAACGCAGCAGATATGGATTGGGCTGAACACCCCAGGGGTTGGGATTGGCATACACGGGCTGAGGTGGCGGAATATACACCGGAGCGGGCTGTACATACACAGTGCGGGGCTGGGTAAGTATGTTGCCAATGATCAGGCCACCGATAAATGCACCCGCGTCGGCATGCGCTGGCGTAGCGGCAATGGTGGTAACTGTGGCAAGTGCTACTAGAATTTTCTTCATGCTATCTCCTTAAAAGGTTGTGACTACGCATTCGCTGGGTCGGCGCGCCGCATTGCGGATTCGGGCAAGTCCGCGACCAGTCTTGGCTTTGCGTTCTTTTTCCTGAGCCGACTTGCTGACCGGTTTCACTTCCACTGGCTCTCTGGCCAGGACATGACACCGAACACCATCGACATACTTTACTGTGGAACTATTCATATCTCTCTCCTCTAGCCTTGATTATAGCACCTATCACTGAATCTGTCAAGCCAAGACCCTATCGGGTCCAGGGTTATTACATGCTCCAGTAACTCTCAGAGCTGGGTGAACAGAAGTTCGGAGTGTCATAGCGTTCTGCATACTCTTGACCGCTCATCATGTTTTTCTTCGTGACATAGGTCTCAAAGACCTGAGCAAAGTAACCATCTTCCTGATAGCGCTTGGCAACAGTGCTGATGTAGTCACGAGTGCTGGGAGAAAAATCAATGACATCCACGAAACGCAGACCCTTTTTATCTTTGCCATGGCGAGCGTCTTTCTTGATGCGCTTGTCGGCCTTGTAGACTTCAATGGTGAAGTGAGTTAACTTGGACATTTTCGGTTCCTTTCTCATTTAACGTACCACTATTATAGCACCATTTCAACCGTTTGTCAAGCCTTTTTTCGCCCCGTGATCACGGGGTTTCCGCGGGCTGTTCTGCCTGTTTTTGAGGCAGAAGTCCGGGAAAAGCCTCGCGAACCACGGATTCTGTGACGCCCTTGTACTTCTTGGCCAGTGCCTTGTCTTTGAGCGCAATCATCATCTCGGCTTCCGAGCTATGAATTCCTTCGAGAATTTGAATGAATACATTTTCAACCTGCAGTTGTTTCAGGTTCTTGGGTCGGCGCGGATGATCCTTGATCAGCAGATACATGCGCCGACACTCGGCATACAGATTGCTGTCGGTCAGGCCAGCTGGCTGTGGATTGATCTTGTAGGGAGGTGCCCCTGCAGGTAGATCAAATTTAACGGCCGGATCAAAATTCAGACGCAGCACATCCTGCAGTAACTGATTGCGGTCTGAATTTTCTTTCAATACCCTGGCTCGATCCGCAGGCTTGGCAGCACTGACCTTTTCCAGGATTTCTGATACTAGTAATCTCATTTAAAACTCCGATAAGTGATCAATCATGTTCTTCATCTTATTTTCAATGAAGTAATTCAACAACTGAGTACGATCCTTGTGCTGGCGATTGGTCCAGGCTTCCAGAATGTTATTTCGTACCGTGTCAGGTATGTAGTCAAAGTCAATCAGGTAACGATTGCGCTGAAAGTTACGGGCAATTTCTACGTCGACCTGATTGTGAAAATCGTCCAGGGGAATTTTATGCCACTCATCCAGCTTCTTCTGAGTTACGGCTTTCTGCCGACTCTCAGTAATAAAGCAATCATCAGGACTGAGAATATTAGGAATGCCATCGCCTTTGTCTCCTTTTACGATATGCTCCATGAGGTAGCTCTGAATGGTGCTGTCAGGCTTGATCCACTTTTTATGGATGGGACTGAACTGCTGCACATTCTTGTATTTCTGCAGCTGAATAAAGTCATGGTCTCCACTCAACACCAGGAATGGGCGAGGAACGGTTTCGCCAAAGGCACCGTCCTGAATCAGATCATTGGTCTGACTCCACTGAGCCAGGCAGGCAATTACGTCGTCGGCCTCGGCGCCGTCGACATCGATTACTGCATAGGGAAAGAAGGCATGAAGCTCGGCCCGAATCTCTGACAGAGTGTCGAAGATTAGCTTCCAGTCAAAGCCGCTGTCGGCTCGGGCCTTTTTACGACTGGCCTTGTAGTAGGGAAACTTGTCCTTGCGCCAGTAGTGACGATTGTCACAGGCAATGACCATGTCGCCAAACTCGTTGCCGAATTTGACTCGGTAACTGCGAATGGCATTGACAATCATGTGACGGATTAAATCCTTGCGAATCTCCACATCGGTTCGGCCTGCCAGCTCGCCCATGAGCGTACTGATGGCAGTCTGGTTAAAGTCAACAACAATCATATAAGTCCTTGATAATTAGTGGTATTGTTATTATATATGAACATTGTTACAATGTCAAGTACTTTTTCAATATTTTAAAGGTTGTATCATTATCCTGATGCAGGATACCTTTTCCACCGGCCAGTGTCCAATCTCGGATGACATCTTCGGTATCATCAATCAATATGGATCGGGGTGTCGCCCATTCTTTTTTCTTCCAGCGACCAGGTACGGCGTTGACCTTGTAGAAGATGCCCCGTTCTTCACACCAGCGCTTCTTGTCGGCTTCAACTCGGTCATGATGGTAAGCACCACCGGTACTGGTCAGGATTTCAACACGGACATCACCACGTACGCTTTCCACAAACTCAATGAGTTCGTTGCAGCCTGGCCAGGCATCCAGTTGGGCAAAATAACCGCCCACGCAGAAATCATTCCAGGCAGTGCTTTTCTTGCCCTCGCCATCGCGTTTCCAGTCGCCGTTGAGTTCCCGATATTTGCTCATGAAGTCTGATAAAACTCCATCCATGTCCAGATAAATCACATCAATCGTTGTCATCATTGTTAAATCTTTCTCGTTGTTCAAACTTGCGTTCCTGCATGGTCTTTTCACCAAATGCCTTGCGGGGATTCATGCACATTACACAGTTGGAATCTCCGCAGGTGGCTGCATGTACTTTGGCCAAGCGGTGCTCAGGTCCTGTGGGGAAACCATGAGCCTTGGCAATTTTGGTTTGTTTTGCTATAGCAGCTTCGTCTTTGTGTAGGCGGCGACTGTGATTGAATTTGTCTTCTTCATGACTCATGGTTGCTCCTTAGAAGGCATCAAAGTGATATGCTGTATATTTGCGACGTGTCATTACCATGACAAAGCCGCGTTGATTTTTAAACTCAAACTCGCCCTTGGCTGGAAGAATCTTTACCAGATCTTGAGCCTGGAACATTGGTTGATAGCTAGGACCATTATCGCTATCTTCATTGTCATCATCAATGCCGATGGCCATTTCATCGCCTAAAGTAGATATGGTGCGACGACGTGTGCGACGTTCTTTGACTGCGTTTTCATCATAGCAATATACCTTGAAGTCTTCCAAGGACATGGGATTGCCTTCATAGTCATTGCCATGATTGATCTTCAGATCAATACCATTGAAGCTGATTTTTATATCATAGGTTGCACCCGAGTCAAACTCGGGTTTGACATTCAAAAGACGTACTGCTTCTTGTGGAGTATCGCCATAGCGGTTAATCTCTTCTACAACTGCCTTCAACATATCAAAGTTAAATTCAGTAAAAAGGCTGGCGACTGTAACAATCTTATCGGCATGCAGCTGATACTGCGGCTTAAGATTGTCCTTGCAGTATTCACGAATAAACTGTTCCTCCAGACCTCGGAAGTCCAGCATGTAGTAGATACGACCTGGACGATTGCGCATATGTTTGTCCACGCGCCATTTGTCATTGCAGGTCAGAATGAATAGCTTCTCAGTTGGAAATACACCGTCCATCAAGGTCAGAATGCTTTCTTGTTCATCCTCATCATAGACCTTCTCAAACTCATCGAACAGAACAATGCAGGGCTGGTCAATATCCTGAATCAGTTTATTGAACTTGTCGCCGAACCAGGCGCTGTTAATTATAATGGTTGGGATTTCACGTTTAGCACATTCAATGCTCAGAATTCGTGCCAGCAAGGTCTTGCCGCTGCCCTTTTCGCCAGTCAACATTACACCGGTGCTCTTGCCTTTGCGATCCAGGAATGTATTGATGATACGATCTGCGTTCTTCAACGTGTCACCATAGACACGTTTGATGGGTTCAAAGCTGTCTACCTTTTCCAGATAGATGCCCTGCATCATGCTTTCTTGCACGATGTAGTTGCCAGCCGGCAGATGCTGATGTAGATCGATTGCTTCGTCGTCAGCAACCTTGAATGTATTACCATTGCGAATAAAATATGACATCACTGTTCCTTGTATTTTTGCTGACGTTGTTCTTCATGTGTATCACACAGAGTCTTAATCCACCCGCCATCTCGGCTCTTGCCAGGCGCACCACATTCTTCACAGCTGTGGTCAGCCCAGCTTTCTGCCATGCGAACCATGCCGCGGATTTCAGCGTCGCCACCGTCATAGTAGAATCTTAGTCCACCAAACTTTTCTTTGATCTGTGCCACAGTAACCTGCGGTACAGCTTGTGTTTGTCTGTTCTGCCAGTTCAGATAATGCTGTATCTGACCGCACAATGATTCCAGAATTGGCCACCAGCCCGGTCCTACGGCAAATCCGCCATAGGCGCCGGTAAACATGGCAGGATACTTTTCTTCCATGCGTTTGGCAAACTCATCGTACTTGGTAAAATCTTCTTCATGACTCATACTGGCTCCTTAGTAGCATACCCCAAACTCTGGCTTCTTATTATACTCTGTAACATAGTCTGCCCAGGTTAACTTAAAGTCATCACAGGTAAACAAACTTACCAACCGCATGCCATCTGGATACGCATCAGCATGAGTGCCCGTAGTTTTATTGATTAGTGTAACATATTCATTGGCTACCGTGATGTTCATCATTGTCAGCATTTGACGACTACTGCGTAGCGTGGCCTGACTGCCTGCTAGATCATCTACTAACAATACTGGTTGTCCGGTCAAGCGTCCTTCTAACTTGTTCTGTAAGCCATATGCTTTGGGCGTTTTCTTGATGCTAAACATTGGTGTGCCTAGGCGAGCCGCAATAGCCATGCCCAGCACTACGCCAGCATCTTCACAGGCACCTACCTGCACATCACGATTACTCAGTAGTTCTACTAACATGTCGGCAGCACTATCGGTAAACTTGGAATCATACAAACATCGTCTTAGATAGAACTGCCATGTGTAGAACTTGGCCATGGCTTTGGACGGAATGTATGTGCCAGGTTCGCATCTATAGATGCCACGATGTTCTATTTCTGTTCTTAAGTATTCTCTTTTGTCCATGTCAGTCTTTGTCAATTATGTGCAGAGCTCGATCGGCCAATTCTATGTAACCACGATGTGTGGGATGTATCTTGTCAGCACTGAGCTGGCGCGGAGCAACATCAATTGTTCGATCACCCCAGGCAGCAGCAACCTCTAGTATGACCTTGCGTTGCTGCGGTTTAATCTCGGCGCTGGGCAAAATCCACCAGACCTGACCCTGTATGCGTTCTCTGATGTTGTTGGCATGCTGCAGAGTAGTCCTGGCATTGATGTCATTGCTACCAATGCTAATGATGGTGTTCTTTGCCCGACGATCTGCAGGCCAACGGTCGACATACTGAGTGAATGCCTGACTGCTGGTGTAGCCCGACTTGGCCTGAACCTCGCACACTCTGTGATAGTTTCGCGCGGCCTGAGCAACACCCACGGCTATGCTGTCACCGATAATCATGCATTCAAACATCATGCCACCATCAAAATAATGTAGACAGCCATGGTCAGCAGTACCACCCATTCCATTAAAGTGAATTGGAACCAGTAGTCCAATAGTCTGGGATGATTTTTATACAGCCAGGACTGGAATTTTTCTAACATCATAGCACCCTCAGCAGTAAAATGTCTT